GGCTTTAACAAGCCAACACGTCGTGTGAGCCAACAGGGCGACGGTGCAGACTTTGCATTTAATGGTCAGATGGGCGATGGCGTAAATGGTCATGGCACTAATGGTCGTTTGGCTGGTAATCATTCAGGACTAACAGCTAAAGAAAACTATGGCATGAAAGAATCTTCACGCAAGGGCAACCATAGCGATCAATCAGTGGACCGTATGGAACGTGTTGGTCCATCAGCAACCAAGGATGCAGTAAAGATGACCATTGCCACAGCCGCAGAAGGTCACAATGTTGGCAAGGAAACTGGTGTTAAACGTTTTCCTAATCCAGACGCTATCAATGTAGGAATGAAATAATGTCAGCAACAAATTTTAAACCAGCTGGTAACTGTGTATTGTCCAACGTTGCCAGTTCAGCTGCTACTGTATTCGTAACTTCCACAGCTCCTGTTGGTGCTTGGTTAGTTACCAATGCTGGCACAACTGATGTGTTTTTCCGTTTGTCAACCAATGCCGCAGCGGTTGCTAGCGTTCCAGTAACAAGTGGAACTTCATCTTCTGGTCAATTGATCAATGCTGGTGATACATATATTGTCAGCTTGCCATATGCTGATGCAGGTGGTCCAAATGCATTTGTGTCAAACGTAGCTGTTTCAGCTGTTACACAAACTGGCACAAGCCAATTGTTTATTAATCCAGTTCAACCATTCTAAGGATTGATCATGGCAGAAGGTAAAAAGAATTGGATCGCTGGTGCTATTAAAAAGCCAGGATCCCTACGTCGAGAACTAGGCGTCAAAGCTGGTAAAACTATTCCAGCAAAGAAACTAAATGCTGCGGCCAAGAAGCCAGGCAAACTAGGCCAGCGTGCTCGCTTAGCCAAAACATTAAAAGGTTTTAAAAAATGAAAACTAATCCATACGCAGTAGAAAACGTTAACCAACCACAGGGTCCACGTGTAGGCAATGAAGGAGCACACACAGCCAAACGTGGCAACTTCTTAGATGCCAAAGCAGAACGTCAGCCTCTAGCTGATCAAGTTATGAGTGCATTCGCTGGTCGTGCAACTGAATTAGAACGTAACCCAGGTGAGCATGAAGTGCCAGAATCTGGTGGCATTGATTCAAATAGCCAAATTCGTCGTTTTGCTGCACGTAAGAACAAATATCGAGACTAATTATCCGTAATAAGGTTTGGTTGTTGTCCTAAACAATGACCACATTGTATACTATTTGAAAAGGAACAGCAATGAACAAGAAAGCAACACCATCACCTTGGGGCTTGGAAGAATCCGCCCCTGCCACAGAAGTTGTAAAAGAAACCAAAATTCAAAAGCCTGCCAAAGAAGTCAAAGCAGTTGAACCAGCCAAGGAAGTTAAACCCCTACCACAAGAGCCCTTGTATGATCTAGAAGGCCTAATGACTGACTTCCCAACCGCTAAGGAATTGGAGAAGTTTGTGTTTGACCAAACTGGCCATGTGCTGAATCTAAAAGGTCGTTCAAACAAGTTCAAGTATCAAACTGCCATGGACGTGCTGAATGGTGTCAAACCAGATGAAGCATTGTTGGGTTTTGAGAATCCATACTTGGACAAGAATGATCTTATTCCAGTGGATGAACTACGCAAGTTACCTCCACGTCCCTCTGATGTTGTGGGTCAACAATGTGTGGCATCATTCATCTCAAAAACATTCCAACACCCTGATGCTGAATGGGCTGCCGCAGGTCAAAAATGCGAAGTAGTATTCCGCAAGTATATCAACAACGTGATCACTTATGAGATCATTGGTCCTATCTCAACTCGTGCTGTTGGAACCCGTGTCAACAAGTTTGGTAAAGAAGTTCCAGAAAAGTATGTGTGGGTTGATCCACGCACTGGTGAACAGGTTCTGCGTCGTGAGAATGGTTCATACACTCCAATTGGCACACGCTTACGTGCTGCCATGCAACGTCAAAAGATCAACAAGTCAGACTATTGGGCAGTATGGATTGACCGTGAGTTTGTGATCAATGATGGCACAGGATCAATTGACAGTCCTTGGGGTAGCTTGACCTAATGGATCAGAATACCCTATTGGCTGACACCAAGATTCTACAAAAGGTCAACGCTGCACACCGTGATGCTTTTAGTCTAAAGTATCCTGGGCAGGTTGACCATTGTCTGCGTCTAATCATGGAACGCCTGCAAGCGGGTCTGGACAAGCGTGATGGAGTTGATGTGCAACAGGTTTCAACTTGGCGCTTGCCTCCCGAGGATCTACAGGCTCTAAGTGAAGCTGCTTACTATCTAAACGAAATCCGCAGAGGATTCTAAATGCTAGATCAAGGTTTGATCATGCGCAGGGCCTTGCGTTACTGTGCTGAACGGCACGGCATTGATCCCACTCGCCTACAGGCCCTACCCACAGAAGTCTTTAACCGTTTTCAAGACTATGTTATGTCAGTGGCTGAGGACATGCAGTTTAACCAACTCAAATACTTCCGTCCATTTGAACATCAGTTAAAGTTCTTTGCCACTGGCGGTCATGATCGTCGTGGTATCCTTGCTGCTAACCGAATTGGTAAAACAGTATCTACCTGTTATGAAACTGCCATGCATCTAACTGGTCACTATCCAGAATGGTGGACAGGACGCAGATTTGAAAAGCCAATCACTGCCATGGTAGCAGGTGAAGGTTGGAGCCAGGTTGCACTGGTTTTACAAAATGAATTGTTAGGAACCAACGATGTCAAGATCCGCGATAATATGGGCACTGGTGCGATACCTAGAGATGCCATCATATTTGATACTATGCGTAGCGATGGTGCTAATTGCATCGGGGTGGAAATAAAGCACACATCTGGTGGACGCAGTTACTTGTTGTTTGCCAACTACACACAAGAAGTTCGTCAGATGCAGGGTTTTAAACTTAACCTAGCTGTGTTTGATGAGCAACCACCCGATGACTTCTTTTCAGAGATTGTTACTCGAACTGCTACCACACAAGGGCAAGTATTATGCTCATTTACGCCACTTAAAGGTTTGAATGGACTAGTATCAAAGTTCTGGAATCGTGAAGAAGGCTATGAACATATACGTGTATCATGGGATGATGTGCCAGAGTATGATCCATGGGGCGAACCATTCCTATTACGAGAAACGAGGCTACAACTTGAAAGAGATTATCTCCCACATGAACGAGATGCTCGCCGCAATGGTGTTCCTGTTATGGGTAAAGGAGCTGTTTTCCAGATTAGAAACTGGCCAACTTATAAAGCTGGGGATTATGACTTCCGTAATAGTCATGGTCTACATCGCGTTATTGCCCTAGACTTGGGTCTAGTCAACGATAAAACTGTTATTAGTCTAATGTATTGGGACCCAGACAATCAAGAAGCTTGGCTACATCATCAGATAGTGGTCAAGGGCACAGAAGAAGCTAATCCTGTCAATTGGATACAACACCTAATGCGACCAGAAGTGTTTGGCACGCCTATTGTGCTACCTCCAGATGCGGGCACAGTGGGCCGTTATACTATGAGTGCGCTGAGTCTACGTCAAATGTTTGAACAGTATGAACTAAATGTCTATCCTGATCCCATACGCAATCCACCAGATGCAGAAGGTCGCACTACTAATCACAAGGCGTTTGGTATCAATACCATGCGCCAAATGTTGGAACTAGGCACACTACATGTCAATGAAAACTGTGTAGAATTCCTACGTGAATGTCAAAACTACTATGTAGATGAACGTGGGCGCTTTAGTGATCCTGATGACTGCATTGACTCTGCACGCTATGCCCTACTAGGTTGCTTAAACGGTTGGACAGAACTCTGGGATGATCGCAGTCCCCGGGCACGCTTTGAAGCTGCTAAACACAACATGCGTGTGCTACAGGCCAATAAAAAGAACCGTGCGGACTTGCCACCTTGGAAGAGATCGTGGTCTGCAGAGGGTGGCCCGGACTAGCTTGTGGCCTGCTTTTATGCTATACTAAATACATTATGATCTATCTTTATGCTAAACAACATCGTGTGACTGGCCTACGTTATTTTGGTAAGACTACACGTGATCCATATGTTTATAATGGTAGTGGCAAATACTGGACAAATCATTGTAACAAACATGGTTGGGATATTGAAACAACCTGGGTCCATGCTTATGAAGACATTAACCTATGCGAAAAAGAAGCATTGTTTTTTAGCAAGGTATATGACATTGTAGAATCTGATGATTGGGCTAACTTAAAACCTGAGAATGGTATTAATGGTGGCACAGTTAAAGGACATAAAAAGTCTGACACAGCAAGGTTAAAAATGTCTATTGCTAAAAAAGGTAAATCCAGTGGACGTAATACAAATTATCGCACTGGTAAAAAACATACAGAAGAAACTATTGCTAAAATGAAATTAGCTCAATTAGGCCAAAAGAACCATGGGTATGGTAAACATTTAACAATAGAACACAAAGAAAAAGTAGCCCAGGCATTAAGAAAACCAAGACCAGAAGCTTCTATATGGATGAAAGAAGTATGGGCAAAACGTAAAGCACAAAAGGAACAAATATAATGTTGGATTTAAAAAACGTAGTCATCTCAAATTTAAATGGACATACGGGTATGCTTAGTCGTTTTGTCAAGATGAAGAGCTTGTTGGACCAAAAATGTGCCGCAAATTTACGTTTGCTTGCTACAAAAAATAATATCAATCGTATCTCAGACTACCATTACCTAAACCTAGCAGTAACTAACTCAACAGATCCCGTCAACGGCCTAGACTATATTCACCCAGTGGTTAAACCTGTGG